TAGTGAGGAGGGAAGCTGGAGATGGGGAAGCTGGAGGAGGGAAGGGAGAAGATGGGGGAGAAAGCAGCTACACCAAGGTGGATGATGTAGCTGCTGAGGTGGGTGAGGTTGGGGAGGTTTCGTTAGAGGAGGGAATGCTGGGGTGGTGGGGTTAGTTTAGGGGTAGGTTTGATTTTCTCCAGTTAGTTCCGTTACTTATATAAATAACTCCTTTAACTCTGGCTTTACCTACTCCAAAGGTTGCTGCAGCAGGGAGATTTGTAATAGATTTATAGTTAGGAATACTACTAGCTAAGTGCTCAAGATGTAATGGAGATACTGTTTTCATATTTTTCCTTTCTAGTTAAAAAGTTAATTCTATCAATTATTTTTACTGTCCTACATACTTCAGAATCTTTCTTATGACGTTCCCAGGTAGCAGTTTCTACTCTAGATTCAGCCTCAATCAGTCTTAATCACATATCGAGCTGGTGGTACTTTTCAAATTTACCAATTCCTTGTGCAGTATGCAGTAAGTTTTCATCCTTAGATCTGTCCTTTTAAAAGTTTAATTGGTATAAACCAGGTTAACTTACCTCCATCATCTACTTCAAGTTCCAGCATAACTGGTTTTGTTATTACAATATCTTGTGTAGCTGCATTAGGAAAACTGAAAGATATTAAAGAAGTTGCCCAAGCACACCCAGGTGAAGTATGAAGGCAAGTTACAACTGAACTAAGAAGTTCTTTATGGTCAGCAGTAACTATACCTACTTTAACTGTAGCAGAGGTGTTAATACTAAATGGAGAACCTTCTTTTGTCAATTGTACTTTAATTAAACCTTCATCACCTGTTACTAAAGTAGTCATAGATTTGCCTCTAAATTTAAAGATCTGTCAGAAATACTTATTACAGTTTCTCTATTAACATCTAGTAATAATTGCTTATCACCAGTTAGTAGAGTAAAAGTTGTTATAGCTAAAGGAACAGCACCACTGGAAAGTAAAGGTTGTAGTGTTAAATTTGATCCAGCAAGCCCTTGTGTTTGTAAAGCAGGTGCATTTGTTGCAGAGTAGTTTACTTGTAGTTGAGTGCTTGTTAGTTTCTGGTTCTGTTTTATACTTCCAGAAGTTAAACTTAAAGCACCATGCAGTATACCACCTGCAAACTGTACATCTTGGTTAATAGCTCCAGAAGAAATTGAAAGTATTTCTTGAAGGTTGGAGCTAGTAAGTTTCTGTTTTTGTTTTAAAGCACCAGAACTAATAGTTAAGGAATTTACTAAGTTAGTTCCAAGAACTTTCTGCTTTTGTTTTACTAGACCAGAAGCATAAAGATTTGCCTGACTTAATAAAGAAGCGAATACTATCTGCTTCTGTGCTGCAGATGGTTGTGTAATATTTTTATTAAGAGTAAAAGCAGAACTAACTACTTTATGTTTCTGTGTTATATTACCAGCACTTACAGTAAGTTCCTGAGTTAGAACTTCTGCCAGCAGTGGTATGCTAGTATCTGTAAGTGCTAGTAGTAAAGACATAATTTACCAGTTATTTGTTAGATGTAGTATCCGTCAAAACGTACATTAAAGATAATGGTTTGAGAAGCCGTTGCTGTACCTACTACTATCTTCATTACAGTAGCTATAAACTCCCCTGGATAGATGCAGATTGGTGTGTCAAGTTTGCATACTATTTCTTTATCGTAGGGTTGTCCTATTGCTGCGCCAATTGGTGCAGATTGAAAACCAAGTTGATAACGTCTTGGGGCATGAGTAGCAGCAGCTTCTGCAGTTTGTAAAGATACTGCAGTATGCCCAAAAGCAAGTGTCCAGAGTAATGTAGTTGGTGTTGTAGCTACTGCAGCTCCACCATTAATGGTAGAGATAGTAACACCAGTTATCATTAAGTTACGGCCTGTAAGATTGATAGTTGGTACAGGATTCTGAAAAGAAGAAGCAATAAAATCTGTTGCTGCTCCAGCTGCCGCATTAATAGCACCCCAACCACCAAGACCAGTTATGTTAGCAGTTGTATTTGAACCAGCTGATGCTGTTGGTGACTGTGGAGTTGATCCAGTAGTAATAGTTCCAACAGCTTGACTCGTGGTAACAGTACCAGCAACTGCTACACCATTTTGTTGCTGATAAGCGTGCATACCTTGCAGCGCTTGTTGATGGCTGTAAGGAAGATTTGTTGCAATATCAAGAAGTGAAACAGTTAAGTCACATAATCTGAATGTGTTAGTATTAGAGACGTTACCAGTACAATGCTTCATGGTAAAGACCGGCAGTGAGCCTTGAATGAAAGGTTGCCCGTTCGCTACTGGGATACCAATATCCCCCAGTAAAACTGAATCCTTCCAAAATTCTATTTCTCGTTCGCCAACAACAATCATCAGTTGATACATTGAACCAACAGTAAAATCGGCTAAATCTGCTAAAACTCCTGTTTGTGTTGTATTGTTGTTGAATACAACTACACCAATTAATCCTGCAGATGTTAATTGAAAAAATACTCCGTCAGTAGGAAGTGCAGCTACGCCAGGAACACCAAAGCCCATCGAAATAGTTTCGTTAGCAAGTATAGTAGCAGTAGCTAAACCTACAGTAAATTCTGCAGCAAGTGGGGCCGTACCGATGATTGGAAAATATTGGTAACTTTGTAAAGCAGCATAATGCCCTGAAGCAGTACCTTGTGCTACACCAAAAGATACGCTACCAGCTGCAGTACCTAAAGCTGTCATAGTAGCATTTGAATACTTCCAGCTATTGTAGTTCATTGCTGTACTTGTTATGTTGAATGTTTCAGATAACAAGATAGTATCAAGACCTACACGCAGTCGGTAGTCAGAAGAAGTTTCAGGTGATCTTAAATAAGGAGCACCTGTAAGAGCACCAGGATCATTTTCAGACATGAAACGTAAACTACCAACTTGAGCTGGAGTATTTGGTAAAGCTACTTTAAAATTATTACCTGCATCCAGGTTACTAACAATATTTGCATCTAAAGACATATTTAATTCCTATATTAATCAGCCCAAACCCAACGGACTTTAAAAGTACCTGTAAGTTTTTCAATACTTCTAGCGTAGATAGTGAATCCAGTAGCAGCTGTTGGTGTACCGCAGGAAAGACCAGCAAGTATTGAAAAGTATCTGTGATCATTTGCAGTATGATCTACTGTAGTATCATCAGCCATTACATAAGCTTCTGCTTTACTACCAGCTCCTATAGTAGTTTGGCCAGTTACAGCTACACTAGCCTCATTACTGCCAGGAATACTGCCAAAATCTATAGTAGCTATGCCTTGTGCAGATGCCATAAGTTACACCGGCTGAGGGGCTGTGAAAGTTAAAACTGGAAATTCTATTGGATTACCAGAATAAATATCTTGGTTGCTACTTTCATCCGTAGCTGCTAAAACTTTACTTCCAGTAGTATCCAGGAAAACAAAGTGATTTAAATTACCAGTACCTGCTGTATTACCTGCATTAGCTGCACTATCAGTAAGTCCAGCATCATTTACTAAAGTTCTACTGTTAGAAGCGCCATTACCTAAAGTAAAATTTGCAGAAGAAGTTGTGACTTCAGCAAGTATTTTAGCTGTTACTGTAGCATAAGAATCTCCTGCAGCATAATCAGAGATAAGTGCTAATTTATTCGTATTAGTTTTTAAATAAGCTAGACCGTGATCTAAAACATCTGCATGTGCCCATTTAGCCATTAGGTACTCCTGAGTTAAATTGTTTCTAAAGTTATTTTGGTTGTTTGTGTAATTGCGTAGACAGCTGCGATAGTAGTTGCTGCATTAATATTTTGTTTACCTGCAATTCTAGCTGCTTCTATTTCTGCACCTTTAGCATTCCAGTAGTTTGCAGTTGCAATGATAAAATCAGCTCGTTCTGCTGGAGTATCTCCCGTAGCCGCAGCTTCAAGCGCAACCCAAGGGTAAGGAGAAGTATCACTTGGGTATCCTGCAGCAATGTAGGCTTTAGCTTCTTCGAGTTTTGTAGCATAAGATATATCCTGCCCGGGTACTGTAGTTAAGTAGCGCTGTCTTGCAAGCCCTGCATAAGAATCTATAAGAGCAAGTGAAGATTCTTTTACAGTGTTTAATGGTTTAGTTATTCCAAGTGCCATTTTATATAGCCTCTACTGTGGTAGTCAAGTCAAGGTAAGGAAAACATGAAAAAGTTAATTCAAGAGTTCCAGCTGAGGTTGAGAAGATTTCTTCAGTATTTGAGAAAGTACCTTCTACAGTTTCACCAGTTGTTTTGTTGCGAAGTAGTAGGTGGCAGTTAGCTGGTGCATTGGTTACTGCTATTGTGTCTACTCCATCAGCTGATAAAGTTGTTTTGTTTAAAGAAGTTGTTTGAGTGGGTTTTGCAGTAAGTTCTCCTGACAGTATATAGAATTTCTCCATTTCAATAAAGTCAGTATGCTCCAGAGAACTTTCACCTGATTGTACGTTAGCTGCAAGAGTTTCTTCATTACCTACAAGTAAGTAAAGAATCTCTCCAGTGCTGGTTGAATATATTATATACATAATTACCTTTTAGCTGCTATTATTGAGAAGAATTTATTAGAAATAGATGAGCTAGCTGAACCACCTGCACTACAACTTAAATGAAAATTAATTGAATAATCAGCACTAATAGGTAGAGTGTAGATAACTGAAGCAGAAAAACTTCCACCAGAAACCATTACATAAGTACCATCAATCATTATTGCAGTGGCTGAGTATACTGTAACTCCATTAATTTGTAATCTAGCTGTAACAGTAGCTTGCTGAGCTGTTGCTACACTAATTTGTAACGCACCGCCAAAAGAAATAATAAGTTTAGTTTCTACCTCATGCGAAATTACTCCAGTATTCATTTGCAATACTTGAATATAACCTGCTCCACCATTTACATTAGTACTTGCTGCAGTATATTTCGCAAGAGGAACTGTAACAGCACTTCCAGCAATCTTTAAAGTTTGTACTGAAAGGTCTTGCATATCTGCAGTAACAACTACAAGTTTATTAACAGATGCTCTGTCAATATGGGCATCACCGATTGCTGCAGTGTCTACTTGTAGTGAGCCAATCGCACCAGCTTCGATATAAGTAGTAGCTTTTGCTTTTAAAATCTGACTTATTGTAGCAAAAGCTCCTTGACCGGCAAGAGCTGCTGCAGTGTTATTAGCAGTAATATCTCCCTGTAAAACCCAGGAACTTCCATTATAAGAGTAGGTTCTAGGGTTGAGAGTTGTAGTATCAAACCAGAAATCATTGGTAGCCAGCGGACTTCCATTTGGTCGCTGTGTTGGTTGTGTAGCTTGACGGAATACTATGTTTACAGTAGCATTATCTTCTGGGCGTCCTGTGCCACTTACTTGATTCCATTGTTGCAGGCTGTTTAGTAGATATCCATTATCACCAGCAATTAAAGAAGTTGAATTTGAATTAGTTAACTGTGAAGTTTCAGCAAAAGCTCCAGAACTTGTTGCGGCTGACCAAGGGGATAATTGAGTTTGTCCTGAGTTTGGAATGCCAAGAAATATCTTTGTAATCCATGCGTAAGGGTTAGATGATGTTGTAGGTCCGCTTCTTAGGCCTATTCGAATATATCTAACGTTTGAAGGAATAGACGAATTAGCTGTGGTTGGCATGGTAAGAAAACCACCAACTCTGTCCCAATTTGCAAGGTTTTGACCTCCGTTATCACTTGTTCCTTGTGGTGTCCAAATATCACCAGCTACACTATATCCCCAATTATCACCAACATAAGTTTGATTAGCATTATAGTAATAAACCATCAAATATCTTGGGCAGCGATGACTAGCAAGATAAGCAGATATTTCTATTCGTTGTCCTTCTCCTACTGCAAAAAATTGATTATATTCAATATCGAATGTGTAGTTTTGAGTATCACCAATACTACCTCTCACAATACCTATATTATGGCTGCCAGCAGGTGACCAGTCAGGATGTGCTAAATCACGTGTAAAGTTGTAATCTGTGCCACCATTTTGGTTCCATCTTATTACCCAGTTATGGGTAGGGGAGCTAAAGTCAGAGTTAGGAAACATATTTCCAGAAGGTGAAATATCTATAAAATTTCCTGAAATACCACGACCAGTACTGAAGACTAAACTACCTGCACTGTTTCTTATTTCAACAGCTGAAGCACGCAAAGTACCTGATTTATCTAAACGCCAACCAGTGTAAGGAACTGCCCAGTTAAAGTTATCACTCTCAAGAATGTCACCAATCTGAGCTGCTTGAGTTATTATTTCTCCAGCAAATAACTGATTAGCACCGACAGTACCAGCGATAATCATATCACCGTCCATGTAAGCTCTGCCTTCATCAGCTACTATATTAGTGCCTCCGTGGTAGGAACCTACAATCCTGCCTTGAACAGCTACACTTAAAGAAGTTGTTGTGTTCAGGGTGTTATCATCATCAAGATAGTAGAGATATAATATTCCCGAAGTCCAACCAGCATTCCCTGCTAGTACTGTAAAAGGTGTATTTCCATTTTTAGATACCTGGAAAGATGACCAACTTACATAGTTAGTTGCAGGGCTGTTAGGTGTAAAAGTTAAATCTGCAAAAGTGTAAGTGTTAGCTTCAGTTGATATTGCAGTAGCAGATTGTCTTGTAGTAATTACTTCTCCACTTGTTCCAAAGGAGTCTATAGCAGATACAGAGTACCAATATTCAATACCAGCTGCAGTTTCAATATTAAAGTAAGTTGTATTACCTTCAGCAAGGAGTACTGTAGAACCTCCGGTAGGTGCAGTGCTTCTGTAAACTCTGTAGTATTTTAAATCCAGATCATTTACAGGAGTAATATCTACTGAAATACTATTGAAAGCTCCGGTAACAGTAAAAGCACTTACAGTTGGTGCAGGGTTATTTACTGTAACAGCCACAGCATTACTTAAGTCTCCAGAAAGATCTCTACTGTAGATTTTGACCTGGTACTGGCGTGTAGGAGTTCCAAACACTGCAACATTACTTGCAAAAGTTAATATGAATTCCCCATTCAGGTTAGAGTCTGCTGGAACATCATAAGAAGTAATTGCAGTGCTACCACCAACAAGCCATAATTCTACAACATAATCTTTCAGAGCATCTGCAATACCTTCTGCTTGGTTAGCAGTATTGAAATCCCATACAAGTGTCATATCCTGAGTTGTATAAGTAGTTCCAGCAGTTCCTTTGATTCTTACATTAGTTGGGGGTACAAGTTCTGATAAACCAGATGTTACTTTGTAAGAGTAGGTAATTACTGTAGGAGTTGAACGAACCCCAGAGGAAGGATGAACTGCCCATACAGTTATTTCATACACACCGGCAAGTGCGTCTGGGATATCAAAACTTGTAGCTTCAATATCTTTAATTACTGTGTAGTCTCTATTGTCTCGACGCCATGCAGCTTGGAAAGTTGCTTTAACGTCTGAAGCACTAGACCAATCCCAGAAAACATCCAAGTAAACGCCGGATTGCAGACCGCTTGTGTAGGCTCTTGGTGTTACAGTTAAGTTAGTTACTGGGTCAGCTGTGAAGTCTGTTAAGTTGACAAAACTACCTGAGCCAGTGCCGATGATAATTTCAGAATCTATATAACTCCATTTATTAGGATCATACTCAATACAGGAAATTGCATAGAATTCATCTTCTTTTTCAATAGCAGCAACACGCATTAACTGTGGCTGTACTGTACCATACAGGATGGCAGGGCTGCCAATAAAAGCAGGATAATCTCCGGCAAGAGTTACAGTATCAGTAGTTGTGTTTTGCTCTGTTACATTTCGTAGAAGTACTGTTACAGCATCAGTACCATAGTATTGAAGTTTACTGATTACCAGGTTATCAATTTCTATTTCCCTGTCAAGGGTGATTACAGTATTTCCACTTATGAAGGTGCTGGTTTTAATGATAGCATGCTGCATCTTCTGTGCATTTTCACTATCCATAATGGAGATAATTTCTCCCATACTGTAAGTAAGTCCAGTCATCATAACTTGGAAAGAAATGATTTTTGTATTTACACAGTTTGTATAGAAAGTATGTCTAGCCTTCTGGATAGCTTGCGCTTCATAAGTGCAACCAGGTAAAGGAATATCTGTAGGTACATAACCATACCTAGCCTGCATTTCCTGTTCAAAGGTTATTGGAGAATTATCAGGAACTGTTACAGTATCAGTTTCACTGAAATTTAGTCTATTATTGTAAGTTACGTTTACTTGAGTAGTTCTATTTTCCATGTCACTGGAACTGTAATTAAATAATCCTTCAATTACATTTGCATTAGTGACAATTTTACTGACCTGCATGTTTGGGTTATCAAAGATAATAGATAACTGACCAAATTCATTTTGACCAAACTGAGCGTTGCATAAAGCTAGCATTTCACTCAAAGTTTTTACTGCAGTTTCTCTAGTGTAATACTGATTTCCTATACTGTATCTTGGACACCAGCCACCTTTACCATCAGAGATAAGCTGATCTGCAACTAACGAGAGTTCATAGAAAGAAACTTTATCTACATCAGGAACTGGAATTTCAAGACCTCTGTACTGATTAGTAAGGACGTCAAAGATCACCCAGGCAATATTACTTGTCCAGTGTTCTGTAGCTGTAAAAGTTAAATCCCAGGTACCAGAATAAGATGCAGGTGTGCTACTTCCTACTACCCAAGGTGTGTAGTTAGAAGGAATTTTAACTTTAATCCAGCGACCTTTGAAAACTACATCAGGAATGCTGCTGCCGAACTCATCTGCATCTGTAAGTATTGCCCAAATAAGTGCAGTTCTTGGGTAGTTAAGTTGTTTATACCAGATGTGAGTTACACCAGCTATATTACAACTGTTGGAACCTGCAGTACCCGACAGGACTGCATTATTCCTAGTAATACGGATTTGCCAGAAATCTCCAGGTATTACATCAGCTGGACGTTCTACTAAAATATCCCAAGCATAAGGATTTGAAGCTTTGCCAGATTTATTAGCGTTTCTTATAAAAGTAAAAGAAGGGCCGCCAATATCGTCAGTAGGCCTGGTGTAGATTTTTAATTTTATCGAAGCGCCGCCAAGGTCTTTGTTTTCCTGCAATGCACGCAACACTGGAGTTACTAAAGTAAATCTTACAGCATCTACATCAGAAGGAACTGACAGCGTAAATGGGTTTGCTTGTGTTATTTCTACACTCGCTTGTGACTGCGGACTTTCTACGTTAATAAATCCAGGTATAACTTCTTGGTTAGCTGTTCCAGGTTTCCAACCCCAAGTACCAGTGTATTTTGAAATTGAAACTTTATTCAGATAGATATCTTCTACAGAATCAATTTCACCTTCACTTACAGCAAAAAGGAATCTTAGAGTTTGTTTACTACGCAACGTATCATCAAGCTCAACTGGTGTATGCCCGCCACCACCACCTTTCCCTTCACCTGCTAAAATTAGTTCTTGCATAATTAACCCTGTGTACTTGTGATAGAAGAAGAAATTAAAACACCGCCAGCAAAACCTTCACCATAGCAGAGTGGTACAATACCACCTTGTTCTCTGATAATTGGAGCACCGTTGAATAAGCTGGACTGTTTAGTTTGTGCCATAGCAGGATCAGAAGCAAATTCTTGCGTTGGAGAAAGTGCCTGAACGATCATCTTTACTGCCAGAGAAATTGCAATATTAACTACGGCAGTGAGGGCGTAAATTAAAATAAGTTGTGCTGTAGTAGCCACTAAAGCACCTGATGCTGTCACAGTACCTACTCCAATGATACCAGCTATAGCTGCTGCAGTAAACTCACCTTCAAATTCTGGAATAATCAATAAAGTGTCATAGATACTTAAAGTTGAAGTTAGGATCTCAGGCTCAAGCGCTATCGGTTCAATCCCTTCAACTTCAGAGTAAAGAACATATTTATACTTCCTTGCTAAGAAGTTTTCAAGAAATTCTTTAGAAGTTCTGAGCTTTATGAAAGATAAAATATCCCTAATGTCAGTAAGAGAAGTTTCAAACTCATCACATTCATTTAGATTTTTAAATAATTTTACTTTCATGCCGCAGTACCATATGGAATTTATTAACAAAATGCTCTAAAGATTCTTCTTTACTTATTAAAGACTGGTGCAGAATACCTGTTCCAGTATAGATACCAAGATGGTTACGTTTCCCACCGGCGTTATCTAGCAGAAGTAAATCACCTTTTTCTAATTTAGTATCTACTGGAAGCTGATGAAATCCATAGTCAAGAATGTGAGCATCAAACAGATTATTGAAGTTGCGCAGTTGTGCAAAATCTTCTGTAGCTTTATGATCTGGAAGTTGAATATCCAGTTCAAATAAATAATAATCCTGCACTAAGGAATAACAGTCATCTATAAACCAAATAAATCTACGGTTTAGGTATTTTTGTTTAGGTTTTCTAGGCAGCCAGATTGGATAAGAAACTGTAAAACCTTCACAACCTACAATACCCCATGGAATACCTGAAGCTTTCTGCATTTCAATATCTTTATAAGATGGAGTTCGCAGATCGAATACTTCATGTTGAACTCTGGAAGTGCAATGGGAGTGTAGTACTGCAGCAATATCACCAAGATACTTTGCAAAATGTTCTGGTAGAATACTGAAGGCACTTTCTGGAGTTTCATGGGAATTCTCCAGTGGAACAAACTCCCCAGTACTTTTCAGAATAATTCCACACATTTCTTTTGGATACTGCGCAAGAGTATAATCTTCAATAGCAGTCCACTGAGTTATAGAAAGTTCCATACTAACCTACCCTTTTATTTATACCTAAACCAGGAAAATCTTTCTTCAACATTCTGCGTTTTGGTAAGAAAGATCTGTCTCTATCTAAAGGACTGCGAAGTTCAAATTTAATTGCAGTTCTATTATGTGAAAGTTTTTTACCTATTGTGTATTTGAGTGGTGGTGCAGAGAATCCTGAAGCTAAGAAGTTTTGAAAAGTTCTAATATAGGTAATCTCAACCCCTACCATATCTTCATTTTCAAAGCAGAGTGTTCCGAACAGTTTCAGAAAAGCTCCATCAAGACCAACAAGATTCTGTACTTCAAGTGTAGGGCGTGCTGGCGCTGCAGAAGAGTTAGTTCCTACACCAGTGAGTCGTATACCCATTCCAGTATAGATTTGTCCATTGAAAGTTACTGAAGCAGCTCCAGTAGTAAAGTAATAAATAGGTTTATTTATTACCGTACAGTCTATTATGAATAACTCAATATACGGTGAAGTTTCTGATGAATTTACTTCTTGTTCTAAGCTCATAATTAACCTACACTGAAGTTTTCTTCTAGCGTTAATGTAGCTTGATACTGCCGTCTAGCAATACGAGTTCTGCGGAAAGAAGTTCCTGACTTTATTTTGAAAGTTCTTTCTACAGTTTCATCTTCAGGTGTCCACAGGATTTTACCCCAAGTACCTACACTTCGTACTGCAGCAAGGATTGTTTGATACTCACTTTGCGTCAGAGGTGCCCAGGTAATCTGCCATAACTCTACCATAGGATGAATACCTAAAGGAGAAACCTGTTGCTGAGAATCTCCAAAATTTGCAGTAACTTCCTTGAAAGTTAATTCCATATCTATATTCAGACTTATTTTACCAGGAACTGGCATATTTATCGTAGTCATAACTTACCCAAATTTAGTAGTTTTATTTAGAGTATTACCTGCACGAGTGGCGTTGGAAATTTCTTCTCTAGCTATAGTTTTCATCATAGCTCTGGCAATTTTCATTCCAGTTTCATCTGCAGAGTCGTTCTTATTAGCAGTAACTTGTACTGAAATATTGTAGACATTTCCTCCTGCGGAACCTCCACCGACTTGTTTAACGCCCAGATTTCCACTAGCATCCCGTTTTAAAGGTAGTATAGCCTCTGGCCCATCTTCACGCAAGCTACCTACACCACCACGTTTAAATTGAAAAGTTTGTCGTTGCATTCCGATATCTGGAATACCACCTCTACGAAATTCTACTACATTACCTTTTTTGCTTGGAGATACTCCAGAACCCCAACCTGAGATAGAATCCCAAGCGCCTTGATTTGCAGTACCTGAACTTGTACTACCAAAGGCAGCTCCTGCAGCTGAAATAATCAACTTCATAATTTGTGAAGAAGCTTCTTGTGCAGCTATTTTAGCAAGATCATTAAGCACTCCTAAAGCAAAAGCCCTGAAAGCTTGTCCTGCAGTTTTTGATCTGGTTGCAAAATCCACCAGACCTTGTGAGAAGTTATTACCTAAAATAGTTGTAAACTTAGAAGCTACTAAACTTGTCTCAGCTGAAAGAGATTTCCATTCTTCTCTAATTCTTCTAATGGAACGTACTTCAGCATTATCTTCTGGTAAACCTGCAAGAGCTTGTTCCCTAGCAGTTATGTAGGTATTCATAGAATCTAAAGCAGACTTTCTTGCTTGCTGTGTTTGGTACAATGCTTCAATCTCAGAGACAGCACCAAGTTTTAGATTATTTTGAATTCGTTCTTCCTGCAGAGCTAAATGTTCTTTTGCTAAAGAGTAGGAAGTAACTGCTTGCTGTGATTGTGCTAGTTTTTGATTGTAACCTTCCAGTGCATCATACTGCTTAAGAGTAGTATCAATTTCTGCTTTACGTTGTGCAGTAGTATTTACTCCATTTTTCTCTTGAGTAAGTTTAGCAATACTTTCACGATATTTCTGCTGGAAATCAATCAGTTGAGAACTGCCATCTTTCCCAAGCATTTGCTGGTATTCAGCATTAATGTCAGAGATTGCACCACGTAATCCTTGGTATGCTGCAGTCTCACCACGTAAAGCTTCTTCAGAGATTTTAGCTTGTTTACCTAACAGAATTTTAAGTTGTAATTCTGTAGAAGAAATTCTACCTACATCTTTTTGCGCAACAGCTGCAGCATTCTGTTCTTTAGCTACTTGAATTTGTAAAGCTAAATCTTCTTGCTGCAGTGCTTTCTTTTTAGCGTAGTAATCACTAATAGCTATTACATTATTACTGTATTGAGTTTCTAATTCTTGCAGACTTTCTGCTACAACATTCTTCTCATCTTGTAATCCCGTTTTAATATCAGTATAACCTGCTTTGACTGCAGCACCAGCGCCTTTCTTTTTAATAGTGTCCCCAGCAGCTAAAGCTTTTTTCTCCAACTCACTAAGCAGTCTTTCAGATTCTGCTACTTGAGTTGTTGCTGCTTTCAAAGCTGCATCATCTAAACCACCTTTCTTCAAAGCTGCTTCAGCTTGCTGTTTTGCTTCTAATAGTTTTGCCCTATCTTCAGCTTGAGAAGCTCTTTCTTTTTTCTGAGCTGCTTCTTTCGCTCTACCTACTCTTTCCAGATTAGCAATTTCTACATCAGCTGCTATAGTAGATAGATCAGCTTTCTCAAAAGATTTAGGGGCTGCACTTACAGTTTTATTAGCTTCTTCAGTTAATTGTTTTCTTCTAGTCTTAAGTGCTTCTTCTACCGCAGCTAATTCTTTGGTTGGATCTTCTTTAACACCTAATAAAGTTAATCCATTAAGTAACTTTCTTTGCCCAGCTTCACGATCCCAATCTTTTTTAGCTGCGGTTAGAGCTTTAAACTGCCCGGCAAGTCGTTGTACATCTGCATCTGCTTCCACATCAAAAGCTATTTTAGCTTCTGGCCCCTTGGCAGCAGCTTCTTTAGCTTCTATTAATTTCTTAGCAGCTTCTCTTGCGTCATCCAGAGCAAATTTAGCATCAAGAGCTTTTCCTACTATAGTACCAAGACCTATCAGCAGTGCTGTTGGGGCGAATCTAGCTGCAATAACACCCAGAGCAGTTACTGCACTACCAGTAGAAGCTAATGCTGTACTTGCACTTAATGCAGCTCCTGCAGCCTTACCTAGAGCACCAGCAGCAATTACAGTAAGAGTAATTCCTAATTGTGATATTGCTCTTTCAGTATTATAAGTATTGCTGGTTAATTTCGCAAAACTTTCCGTAAGAGAAGTAGCCCAGCGTACTGAAGAAGTCATAGAACTTTCAGTAGCTTTATAAACATTTTCAGCAAGATGTGTCCAGCCAGTGCTTAATCTACCAAGTTCTGCATTTAAATTAGAAGAAGCTCTTTGGAAAGCAGGGCCGCCGAAAGCTTCTGCCATACGAGCCATCATTTTCTGCACAGCATCATCAGCAGGAATTAAACCTTTCTTCATCTGCTCACCAAGTTCTGCTGCGGATTTACCTAAAGCAATAGCAGCCTGATTGGTGATACCTGGCAGAGTTTGTGACAACTGTTTGGTAAGCTCTTCAGCTTGTACTTTACCTTTGTTGAACATCTGACTTAAAGCCAGAAACACGCCATTAACTTGATCGGTAGTTAAATGCAGTGTTGTTGCTGTAGTGTTAACATCAGAAAAGATCTTTTGAACAGTTGCAGCGCTTTGACCAGCAAGTAAAGCTGATGCAGAGAATGTAGCATAAGAACTTCTTAAAGTAGCAAGACTTAAACCAGTTCTTTCTGCTTCGGTATTAAGATATTGAATTTGTTGTGCAGCTTGCCCAAAGGAACCAAAAGTAGCAGTCAGTGTAGCTGTAGTTTGCTCCAGTTGAATACCAACTCTAGGAATACTTTTCAAACCTTCAATTGCAGTATTAATGGTCGCGTTGAAGATTCTGTAGATAGAGATAGATTCAATAACTCTGCCAGCAAAACTTGATTGAGATTTCTCTGCTTCTTGCAGGCTCTGGTTATGTTTTGCAAGTCCAGAGTTAAGAGCATTAAGTTGTTGTTGTGCTGTAGAGAATGCCGCAGTAAGTCTATTATCTGCGGCTTTATTACCAAACTTCCCAGCAGAAACTTGAGATTGTATTTTAGCAATCTGTGCCTGTAGGGTTTGTCTGATAGCAGCTTCTTGAATAGCAGTTTTAATTGATGCTGCTTGAAAGCTGCCAGCACCATAAGTTTCTTCTGCTTTGTGTAATTTAGTAGCACTGTTGAGGGCTGCCATCTGAGCACGAACAGAAGCATTAAAAGCAGTTTCTCTGTTCTTTTGTTCTTGCTGCGCAATTAGAGTTTTTTGACGCTCAGTTTCTTTCCACTGTTGGATGATAGCCTGACTATTGGCCTTGGCAATAGCACGTTCCCGTTTTTCTTGCTCACGTTCCTGTTTTACTAACTCTGCTGTCCATGCTTTTCTATATGCTTCAGCTCTAGTAGCATTATCAGCTAACCACTTTGGGCTACCAACCCCAGTAGCCTCTTGCTTACTTCCTGGAAGATCTTTTTCTTTGAAGGAACTTAATGCTGATTTAGGTTTTCCGTTCTGAAACCAAGTCAGACCTTGCTGCTCCTTCAGTGCACGTTCTAAATAACGTAAAGCATCCGTAAAACTCAATGCTCCATCAGTAAGTATTTTAAATGTCTGTCTAGCTGTGCCAGTTTTTGTATTCAAAGAACTTAAGGCAGAATCTATAGAACCACCCATAGAGGCGGCAGCTGCTTGCATAGCTTTGAACTGAGCTTCTAGTTTATCTGCGCCTTGACTAGCTAAAACTATCGTAAACTGCTTTTTCTGATCTGCCATAAGTATTCCTTAAAAAGTTAAAACTGTTTCTTCTTCTGGAGGGTTTGTAGCTTTTTGTTCTTCTTCTGGGGCTGGGTTCATCACACTCATATATCCAGAATGTATAAGAGGTATGTCTTGCAGAACTTTCTCTAGCTTAGCTGCTTTTTCACTTACTAAATGTGGGATTAAATGACTACAGGAACTGAGCTGACCTTCTTTCAAGTATGGTCTAATTGTTCTGTATATATTGTAGGAATCTAAATTAGTTTCCCAAATATAAAAAAACTCTACAGGATACTCATCGCTGTAGAGTTCTTTGTCATCCAATTCATCATACATGTCACCAAGAAATTCTCTTTCTTTAGCAACTCGCTTTTCTACTTCAGCTAAGTAAGAATAAAATTGAATTGATTCTGCAAGAATTTCTCCAGCCCTTATGAGTTTTTTACTTCAGCATCATTACCAAAGTCAAGGTTCAAAGAGATTGAATAAAGTGCTGAAATAAAGGCAGAACTCCAGGGAGCGCTGGTTAAATAAATATCCAGGAGGAAATCCAGACATTTAGTATTATCTCCCCAGAGTTCTCTATAATCACCGTTTGGTACTGTTCTGGTATCAGGAATTTTGATAGTAAATTCTGGGCCTTCCTCACAGGTCAGTTCTACATCTTTCAGATATAAAACTTCACCTTTGACCAGTTGTTTAAGTTGTTCTTCTTTCTGTTCAGAAGTTTCAAAACTTACAATTTCCACTGGATATGTGCCTTTTGGCCCTACAGGAGCATTTGTAACTTTATCACACTGTTCTGCAAAGAATTGAGCTTCTTTAATAGATTTTCTTTTGAAACCTACAATAAGTTCTGCTTGTTCCCCAGCAATATCTTTGGCTTTTAAAACCAATTCAATTACAGGATTTGTTAGTTGTACATGATATTTACGCATTTTAATTTCCTCGAAAGTAGAAAAGAAGAGGCAGCCAGCTACTGCCTCAACTAGATTAAGACATAGTAAGTTCGACGTTACCAGTTCTTCTGAATGTAATGTTTTTAGCTTTGTAGTTACCTACTGTAGCGTTGGAGATACCCATACATTGCAGTTTATCAAACACCAGTTTAACACGTTTACCTTTGGTTAAGCCCCAAGCAAACTGGAAGTGGTAAACTTTTTCCAACATTTTTTCAGCAACGAAGGTTGAATCTGCTTTTGCAGTCAACACAGTTAAAACTATGTCAGTACCAGTAGCACCTTTGTCAAAACCTTCCTCAAGAGCTGACAAGAATCTACCATACTCCCAACCTAACAGATTTGGTGCAGACAGTTTACTGAAACTGATGTTGTTTGAGTTTGCAAAAGATGTACCATACAGTTGTAATTCTGCACGAGTGATCGTGGACTGCCGTACAGCATCCATGATAATATCTTTCTGAGTTCCGTAGTTAGGTACAATTTTAGGATTTTGTACCATAGGGAAATCAGATTCGTGACCTACCAGAGAATCATAACTGTTACCTTTAAAGTTCCATTTCAGTCTGGCTCTGGAACCTACTTCGATATCCAGGTCAACGTTAGCACGAACACCATACAGTCTGTACAAGTTTTGATTGGTCAAATCTGCAGAAGATTCTTCCAACATATCCAGAGTAAGTGTAGTATTAGTTGTTGCAGTCTTATCAATTACAATTGACTGGTCAGTTAAGTTACCAGGAGCTGCACCAGTACCGGAGCCAGCTACTACGTTAGCACCAGCTGCTTGAAACAATTTACCTAAAGCAAAACCAGCTACTGTTGCTGCAGAACCATTTGCAATTGTACCTAAAGCAGGAACGAAAGTATCCCCAGAAGCTGTAGCGTAACGATCTTTCATTGTTACGCCTTCATCGTCATCCAGTTCAGAACCAGTGTATTGGAAAGTTTCTGATTCTAATTCTGGTTGAAAATCAGCATCAAAGATAGCAATAGCATCAGAGCCTGCAGGAGTTACTGGAGTTGCTTCATCTACAGTCTGGATTTTTGCTAAAAGCAGTTTAGACTTTTGATGATATTTAATTTGTGCGGCCATTTATATACCTCAGTTTACGTTATTGAAAATTACTAACTCTGGGGAAATCAATTCTCCAGCGATCCATCCACCAGATTCTACCATCTTTTAAACCCATAGCACCACCACCAGAGTACATGAAACCAGAAATATCTTTTTCAGCATCCAAAGGAATCCAGCCACTACAGGAGTCATAGAGAGATTGCCATACTGTATGAAATTCTGCAACACCACAAGTAAATTGAACGATGCAGGAAAAACTTAAATCTTCTGCAAAATATTGGTAAGGATCTGGAGTTTCTCCATCACCAAGAACACCGTCAGAATCTACAGAATGATAACCAACTTTAACTTTTATAATCTGATCCATCCCTTCCAGATTCATTTCTTTAGCTCTGGCAAAAGCTGTGTCATACCCAGTATCACTAATCAAGTGATCTATTAAACCCTGTAGATTATACATCAGTAAAGAACCTTTGATCTGTAAGTTGCTTTTAAGAAAGCCCAACCATTTAAATCTGGTTGTATTCCTTCCACATTAAAAGTATAAACATTGGCGAAATCTGTAATAGTGAAAGTCATATCTACATCAATCTGAGAAGCTACCCAATCAGCAGCAGAAATATGAAAACAAAAGTTCTGTCTTTCTACTTCATAAAGGGATTCTTCACCTTTGTAAAGAGTTTGCAGTTCAAAACCTGGGATTCCTTTTATAGCACCTGTAGAGAAGGTTAAATCTTTACCTGCAATTGCGAGTGTGTTTTGTATTAATAATGGAATATTCACCAGACAAATTCCTCGCCGAAAATTTTATTTAAATCTTTAGTAAATTTACTTTCATCAATAGTAGATTGGACTTCTTTAGTTAAAACAAGCTGACTAATTGACGGCCCGAACAGTTGCCTAATAGGCAATCTCTGACCATTACTCCATGTAGCTCGCCGCTGTCTCTTAAATATTTTTGCAGAAAAAGATTTTGGCCCTAAGGCTCTGCCAGTATGAAGAAAACCTTTCAGGCCTTTTGGATCCCCATGCAAACCCACTTTGTCCTGAACCAGTTTCATTCTACCTGCTCTTCTTATTTGCACATAAGTAGCGACAGCATGACGGTTATCTAAAGAAGTCCTAAAACTTTTACCTTTTAATCTGGTAACTTTAATAATTTGATTTCCAGTAGTAACCCTGTACTGGCGTACTGGATATTTACTCAATGGAATTGCCTTAAATCTGTAAAACAATTCCGCTGAATAAATGCGATTCTTTTGCTTCTTAAAACTAAATACTGCCAGACGCTCTGGCCGATCGGGTGTGAAAAAAGTGTCAGTAAGTTTTTTGTTAATTTCTTTACTCAAACCTATGACACTTTTCTGTAACGTATGTGAAGTTGCCAATGCTAGAGCAGAGTCAAAATTCTCCCAGGAGAGTATGCTCAAACTCTTAGCATTGACAGAACTCACAGATTAAGCACCTGTAATTGTAGCACCAGTACGCAGAGCAAATGTACTGTTGATTTTAGTATGCGCCAACAAAGGAGCAGACTGGGTCATGATGTACGGAATACCAGGATCTTCTTCCATCCAATTTTTGGTAAAATATGGCATTGGCATGAAGTTAGCAGCAGCGTCTTGAATAGGAGCAAAACACTGGAAGCCGAAACTTGGATCAGAAACACCAATGACTGC